TTATTGAACGCAAGCCATACGCAAGCGGTGGGGTCTGGGCTGTAACCATGGTCAAGGCCTCGCCAATGAAACGAGTGTTCGAGTAGTCCACCGGAAAGCCTTGGCTTTATGAATAGATTTCTATCTAAGGCGAAGGCTTTCCCTTCAAAGTCTATGTACTCACATAGTATTTCCTGGCGATAAAGTGGATCATTGATCCCATCGTATTCTTCAAGAATACGCTTCTTTCCTGCATCAGGGATAAACGAGTTATCAAAAAGAGTGCTCTTGCTTGTGAAGTACTTCTCCTCATTGTTTAATGCTTTTTGTTTAAGTTTGTAGAAATGATTTCTACCCTTGGGAGTCGAGGAATGAATAAGCTGCCCGTTATAGTCTGCGAGCATGGGCGCGATTACTTCCTTCTCAAGAAGCTCAGGATTCCGATAGAAGGCCTTCTCATCGAGCACGATGATCCGCTTTGCGTCACCTCTGAGCTTGTCGTTACCTTCGTCAGTCCCCTTGAGAACAATCTCAGGGCCTCCCTTGTAGGTCCAAGTGAGTCTTTGAGAGTTAGGCTTCCAATCGGAGTTAAAGACCAGCCTTCGAGTTAGCTTCGGCCACATGATCTCTCGAGCTTGCTTCTGAGTTATGGCGCAGTACATCGCAGAGTATCCGGTATTTTCTACATCCTCGATCATGATCTCGGCTTCGAGTTCCGTCTTTCCAGACCTTCGGCCCCAGTCTAAAACCAAGTCCATCCCAGCCTTGTATCCAAGCCAGGCTTCTTCTTGGTTCTCGTGGAATCGATCTATGAAGTACTTGGGGGATCTTAGGAACATTTCAGGAGATCATGGCCTTTAGTCTCGAGCTGCGCTTCCACTCGTCAGGATAGGGCTCTCCAACTTGTTTGAAGTAGTCTTCAGCCTGTTGCCTCATGCGGTCTACAGCCTCAGGGTCCAAATCGCGCTCAGAGTACGGGCTTTGCGCTTTCCTTGCGTCAATCTCTTGCCCAAGGCGTTCTAGCTCACCACCGTAAGGCTGACCCTTCGAGCGTAGAAGTTCTACCTGATCCATCATCTCGTTTGGATCAAACTCAAGAGAGCCTGGCGGTAGATCAATGGGCTCCATCTCTTGTTCTTCAGAAAATAGCTTCTTGCGCCGCTCACTCATCTTTTTCTCTTTCTGATAACCGAATTGTAAACATTGTCAGGGTCTGACTCGTACTGCTCGAGTTCATCAGGCGTCATTGGGCGAGCTTGAAGGTCTTTGTATTTAAACCCTGATGCTGATTGAGGAGTGCGATTAGCCTTCTCCTCTTCCCTTATTTGACGCATCTCTTCTTTGTATCTATCGAACTCTAAAGAATCGAGAAGGTCTTGCTTGTCATTTCTTGGGTTTAGATCAAAGCCTTGAGGCATGAGCAATCCTGATTCATCTTCTTCCTCCAGAAGCCTTGCTCGCCTATCGTTAGGCATTATCGGCCTCTTGCGCGCTTATGCATCATCTCGCGGGCTTTGACCTTCTCGTCTTCAATTGCTGATTCGGACCCACCCATCTCTTCACGCATTTCTTGACGCGCTTCAAACTCGTCTTCATCAGTTCGACCAGTAGCGGGATGTTCATGTGGTCCAGAGCCTCGAGTTTCACGGTTACCTGAAGCCTCTTCTTGCTCGAGCATTTTACGCATCTTCATGCGATCAGCCACGCGCTTGTCTAGTGGCTCTCCCCCACCTTCCATGTCGCCTGTTGACGCTTCGATAGAAACGGAAGCAGCTCCACCCTTGGGAGCTTTAGCTAGACCTTTCTTAACCACGTCTAAAAGGCGCTTCACGTCCTCTTCAGAGATACCAGCGCCTAGCTCCGAGTCTTCAGACTCAAGAAGCCTTGAGCGCCTAGGCATTTCCTTTTGAGCCTTTTCCTTACCCCAAGCAAACATTGGCCCAGAGAGTTTAATGGGCATATCGGAACCAAGTAGGCTTGATGCTTCAGCTGGACCCCCTGCGATCTTTTGAAGTTGTGACAGAAGTTGCTCGAAACTTTTTTGATCGCCTTTAATCTTTGCGTTAATCATCCCATGACCTTTTTTGTTTTAAAAGTTGTCTAGCAAGCTCGGCAGTCATGCTTGGCACAAGCGTTTCTTTCTCTGGCTCAGTATTGCCTGGTTTTGAATTTTGTTCAAAAAAACTCGAACTTTGGTTGACAAAATTTCTAGGCTTTATCCTGTTTGCAACGTCGATAAGCATCTTAACGCGCATCAGCTTTATCTTAGCATCTTCAGTGTCATAAATGTCTGACATGGCTAACTCAAAAGCCTCGTCTTCAAGCGCCTCTACGCCTAACTCACGGCATTCCTTCATCTTGTTTAAGATAGCCTGACGCACGTCATCAGCCTGTCTATGAATCCAAAGATGAATAGTTGCTCTTTTTGGTAACTTTTTGTTTTTCTTTATCTGGGTTGTGAGAGGGATTCCATTAGCTAATCCCTCAAGTATTATCGGCAAATAGCGTGGAACATCGCTTGTGTCGTTCCTAGTAACTTCTTGGCATTGACTCATTAACCGATACCCTCCAAAGATGGTCAGTTAATATAGTTTAGATGGATTCTACAGTGATTTCAATTCGTCCGTTTTTTGGCGCTACTTTTTCCCAAGAATAGATAGGCGCACCGATACAACTCATCTTGTCGTTAAGTATGACTCTAGACTCTACCAGGCCGTCTAGTACATGCTTAAAGCTGCCTACCAGACCGTCAAAATCTGGCTCACTTGAAGAATACCTTTTTAAAGTTATCTTAGCTTTCTCAAGAGTCTTCTCAGGCATCTGGCCTAAGCATTCAGACCATACTAGCCTCTTCCATTTCTTAGCTTCCGCGTTATTAGCGCGCCAATGTTTTTGAAGTAGTGAATTTGGTGTTTTAGGAAGGGAATGGATAACAAAAAAAAGCCTATACATTTACACCTGGCTCTAAGTGATCCATCGCCAGACCCCCAGTAGGCGGATGTTCAAAGCCTGGGTCTAGGTCTACAGTCTCATCTTTTAGCGGAACATCTTTCCAAACCTTCCGGTGAAGCACTGGGTCGGTGATCTCTTGCTGAAGTATTCGCTTACCGTCTCTGAGGATGAATTGTAAATTTACGCTCATAACTCCACGCTCTTGATCGGTGCGTACTCACCTGACTTAACTTGTTCTACCCATTTTTCGATGGCCTTTGGAAATGGCCACATCCAAAGATAGGCTGCGCTGCAAAACTGGGACTTCACCCACTCTATGTCAAAATATTGAAGGCGCTGCATCTGCCATGCGTAAGCCCGGCGCTCCCACTTTGCTCGCCAAGTCCAGACAGACGGCAGCAAAAATAGATAGCTCCAAACGAACAAGACAGGAGCAGACTGATAATCATAAACATGGATCAATTCATGCTCAAGAGTCGTGCTATCCGGCGTCTCCGTGGGCACATACATAACACGACCGATAGTTGTGTAGTAATTCTCCATGAAAGTCTTGCGCTGCCAAAAAAGCAGATAGGAAATAAGCTTCATGAAGCCAGACTCGCTCTTGAGTTTGATCATGTATTTGGTGTCAACACCGTTGACTTGACCGACTATCCACTCATTAAATTTCATAATTTCCTAAACCCGCGCATGAGCCATGAATCTTTTTTTAGAATTACTTTGTATTTGATCATTTTACCTACAAGTCGTCTATTCTACCGCCAGCCACATACTCGTTATTTTCTTTTAATCTTTCTTGACTGGCAAGCCTGAACCCGAACCTAGCGCCATTGACAAACGCCACGCGCATTAGCATTTCAGCAGACTCACCAAGATTCTGCAAACCTTCAGAAGTAGGCTTAGCAAATAACATCGCAAATTTAGCCTCCGCCTCTGCCTCATCCTTCACCCTTTGCAATTGTTCTTCTGTCATAGCTCCAAATCCTTCAAAATCGCATCGCCTATCGCATTTTGCGCCTCGATAAATCCGAAAATGCATCCTTTGACGAACGTATTAATAATTTCCTGGTCCGGATCTCCTGCGCTGTTCATGCGGATTAATTCTAGTTCTAGTTCTTTCTGCGCCTCATCCCGAAACTTCTTCATTTGCTCTTTGGCAATCGTCACCGGATATGTCATAACTTCTTCACCCCTCGCATCAACCAAACCGACGACCATGATTTTTTCAGTCGTTCAATCTCAGCCATATCGATATTGTCTGGAAAAGCCCCCCTAGCATCATTATGCCATGCTACTATAATTTGTGGTTTATCTTTCTTCGGCACAATCTTTCGGAGTTGCTGTGGGTAGTATGCTTGTGTTTGCATCTCATAATCCCTAGCTACAAAAACAGAATCCCCCACGACGCTTTCAATAAAGCCACAATAAACCGTTTTTTGGTATTCATACACCCTAACACGAACCCCTGGCTTGCAGTCTTCTAGTTTCATAGCCACCCCATAACCATTGCAGCAATAAGCGCCGAGAGAAACCCGGACGCTAGAGCCATTATGTAAATCATCCTACCCGTTGACTTCTGCGTCATCGCCCTGGTCCGCTTCAATATTCATGGTCGCCATTCTCACTCGCTCCATGGCTTCATGATCCCGCACTAGCCCACGGATGCGCTCTATCTTTTCATCTCTGAACTTGGCCTCAAGCGCGAAATGCCCAGAAGGCATGACCCACTTGAGCTGCTCGATCACAAGCATAACGTCTTGGCATTCTTCCGCGATATTATTTACATCGCCTTTAGAAATAGCGGTGATTAGCTCCGCGCATTCTTCAACAATCTTTTTGAGTACACCTGCGCGCCCGTTGATTCGCGCCATCGATGCAATTAAATCCCTATGAGTTTCGTTCATAACTACCTCATTATTGTAAACTGCCTAGTACCCTTTTGAGAGCAACACTTTAAGTGATCTTGCATTGGCTCGATTAGTACATACTCAGAATTAAAGACTATAGATATTAAATCATCGGACTGTCTGTCTTTTGAAACTGGATCTACTTGCCACATTCCTTTTTGTTGCTCTCTTATTTTTTTTACCTCAACCGATAGTGGGCGTCCCTTATTTTTTCTGACCCACATATCTGGTCCGTTTGCACTTGGCTTCTCGTTGAAAAACAATACATCAAAACCAAGCGCAGAGAATTCTCTTATCAAAATATCTTTAGCGTCTTTGTGTTTTATCATTTCAAAATCGCCCTCTCTCCAAACTGCTTCTTGATCAACTCAATCGCCCAATCCTTGCCGTCATTGCGTGGGCTCAAATACCACATCGAAACATGAGCGCATGACACCGTTTCAGTGTCGCCTGAGTCACGGTCATACAGCCGGTATTCGCCTGTGCCGCCGCATTTTATGCAATTGTATCTTGATTCAACCATTCCATTTGCTCCCGAAAATATTCACACGCTTCAACGTAACCCATAGCCATACCAGCCGCTACACTATTTCCATAACCGTCATTATTTAGCTTTTTAAGTTTTGATTTCTCAGAGGAAACTCTATCGTCGATCCACTTCAACACTTCTTTTTCTCGGTTTGTTTTTTCTCGAAAACTCACGCAATCATCCCCTTTAGTTCTAGTTTCTTAATCCGCTCACGCTCTCTTAAGCACCGCCAGCAACGGGGGTTTAACCCAAGTTTACCGCAGTCTAGGCATGGTTTGCGCCGACACCCGCCGCAAGTATCGTGTTTACTGATGTTGAACATTTTTCCACAAGCTTTGCATTTAATTTTGTTTCCTGTTTTGCCCATGCCTCTTAGCCTTCAACGGAATGAAATTCTCTGCAAACTTTTCTGACCAAAACGGGTAGTGTTGAATTCGGGTGTAATTCCCAGGCGAGCATGGGCACCGAAAAACATGAATGCCCGGCAAGCCATCTTTGCGCTCGGCCTCGATGACGCCCACTTCACAAAGGCTACAACTCAAAACCCGCTGGCGAGGGTAGAGAGACCAACTCATTTATGCTCTCCAGACTCAAGAATCCTAACAGCCTCTTTTATAATGCGCACCTGCATCTCTTTTCTTCCGGCGACGGCATCTGCGGCGGCATAGGCGGCATTGGCGGCGGCATCTGCGGCGGCATAGGCGGCATTGGCGGCGGCATCTGCGGCGGCATAGGCGGCATAGGCGGCATAGGCGGCGGCATCCCTATTGTCGACGCTGTCAGAAATTAAAACTACTTTTGCAGCTTCAATAGCTTTTCTCGGTCTGTCGTCGCATGGGTATTTTTTTTCAAACAAATGCAAAACTTGTTCAGCCGCAAAAATTGAAATCAAGCGTTTTTGTTTTGTATTCATTTTTCGCGAAAACAACCACCGTGCCCATTCCGGTCTGTGATCATTCAATCTTAAAAGAAGAGTTAAAAGATCATCACTCTGGTTTTTCAGATACCATTCATAACCGTTTTTGCATGGATTTAGAGCCTTGATCTCTTCTTCAGTGATTCTCACTTAACGTCCCCTGCTAGAGTAGTGCCTCCGTCTTGCTCGAATAGCGGGACGTCGTGTTCGATTGGTTCTTTCGTGTTTTTGTAGTCCTGGACTGCAAAATAGAATTCTACCCAACTCGGTGACACTTTTTCTTTAGCCGCCTTTGAAGCGATCCAGTCAGCCATGGCGAGCGCGTCTTGAAGCGGAAGGTCGATCAGCGGAGTTCCCTTATGTTTCCCAAAAGGCACTGTTGCCGCCATGCAGCTAGGTAGCTGGCCTTCCCACTTCAGTCCGATCGGCGGTTTTGATGCTTCTGCGATTGCATCCGGCCCACCTTGCTTCGCTCGCTCTATAAGCGTTTTTAAGGCTGGTGAGGTGTCAGGTGCCCCTTGGGTAGCCAGCGGTTTAGTTAACGCGGCGCTCTTGGGCGTTTGCGTTGGGATGGGAGCTGGTGGGGGTACAACTTCGGACTGGACTTCGACCTCTTTCGGGATCTCGTCGTCTGAGTACACCCCCGAGAGAGACTGAGGGAACGCAGACCGCAACGCCAAGGCCTCCGCACACTTGGCAAGCATGAGTGCGGGCTTTTCAATCCAAAATTTCGTGAGGCCCCCATCTTTCTTTCGCTGAGCGTACTCACTGAACAAGGCCACTCGAAACAAAGGCTCCTTGAACCCTGCGCGAATCACCCCCACCTTTGACGCCGATGGCGGGTTTTTCTTCAACCAAACATCAAGCCATTGCCCATCTTCTCCGCACCAAAAAGGCCCGAGCTGCCCCTCATAACGGCCCGTGGCCTCTGCTACCGCGCGAAACCCGTCTGTTGACGCTTGCGTGGTCCAGCGTTCGCGCTTCAATTTGTCGTCCCACCTGGACACCGCAAATATCTGGCGACGCATAGGGTCTAGGCCTGTCGCCTTGGCTACCGATAGAAAAGACGCTAATTCGGCGTCGGACGCTCCCGGCATGACGTTGTCTTTGATGAACGCGATTAGCTCCGCTTGGGCTTGTGGTCTTGTGGTAACTTCTTGTGACATCGCTAGTCCTTTCAAAATGTCGCCAGGGGGAGCGGACTAGCGAAGAACGCTCACCCCCGGCATTTCTCTTACGAGAAAACTCTCTAATCTACTTTTGGTTGTTATTATTTACGCTAGTCAAATGCAGGTCTAATCCAGAAAAATGGCTCTGTAAATAAAAAACCCCTTCCCAAATTGCTTGAGAAGGGGGTAACTTTGTTTTGCGACAAACAACGTGAGATCACTCTGGCATTATCGGCCACGAAATTCAATCACGTTATTTTAGCAGATCCCAGGATTTTAGACCTCAACTGGTTAACCCAGGTCTAAGTACCCCTTAGAAATAATGGGAAAGCTAACGCGCCTGCTTTGATTGGTAACAATCTCAATTGGTGTACTTGGTTTTTTTGATGACAAGCGAACTAGGGGCGGAAAGGATGCCGCGTTCAGCTCTAGGGATATGGCCTCTATGAAGAACGGAAACGTAAAAACATAGAGAGGGCGGACCACTGCCAACGCGATCAAAAAGGCTTAGGGAAGTAACACTAGAGCAACATACCTATGGGTTAGGATGACTCTAGAATTTATCCGAACGAATGATGGCCTAGACGTGAAGAGAGACCATAACGTCGGTTTTAGCAGAATGCAGAGTTTTTAAGATGGTGTGCCTTTTGGGGCTTTTATGGGCCACAAGGCACCAGAAGATTAAAGACTGTGTTTCCTGCTAAAAGGGGTTCAACGGATAAATCGAGTAACTGCGGTTCTGGGGTTTGGTACAAAAACCACAGGGCAGGGCGGATGGTCTACTATTCTGTTTTCTCGTTTTTTTAACTGGTTGCCTTGAGCCATATAAAAGGCTCAAAAGGCAACGCCAATCTGATATCTTAGATTTAAGATAGACTTACGTCTCTTTAAAATCTGAGAGGAATAGAATGAAAAAATCCTGTGATCATCCAAAATCAGTAAAGTACCCTCAAGCCAAAGAGACTGAGACGGTGCTCATGGCATCAGACTCAACGAGAGCCGCGGTAGACGTGAACGGACACCTTATCCAAGGCGGATCTCTTACCCTAAGAGACTCCCTTGCTGAGTCGATCTATGCCCATGCTGTGGGGGCTTACATCAGGGACGTAGCTCATAGACCTAGCATCCCTGACATGGAGTTTGAGAAGATTGCAAAAATATCTAAGCAAGCAGCATTGATATTTATGAGGACATAGGGCGGCAACACTTAGTCCGATCTTTCTGATATAACCAGTAGTTGCAAGTTACTGTGACTTTTTTCGACATCTTGGTGAAGATTCTCGTCAATCGCCCAAAGATCTGCTGAATGAATACTTAGATTTAGAATATCCAAGGCATAGTTAAATCTTTCAGTAAACTTCTCTTGTGCAGTTTTAGTTTCCATTAATAAATAATAACACAAGAGAAGATCCTGAAAAGTGTGTCAGATAGAATTCTTGCTTTGTATGTGTACACGTTTAGTCAAGGCTCACAGGAAGGCCTAGCTTCTTCATTGCGTAAAGGTTATTGTAGCGCCTTAGAACTTGGTTTTGAACAGACCTAGGAAGCTTTAGAGCCCTTAGAACCTTTTTGAAGTCGCCAGGAGACAAGCAAACATAATTCTCCATCTGCTCAATTGTTTGGAAATAAGATGAGTCATCGTACCCAGAGACGCAAACACCCCTAGGACTCTCTCCTGCCTCTAGAATACAAGGGGAGACTATAGGCCCAGACCCACCACAAGAGCTAAGGCTTAGAGCTGCGAATGAGCTTAATAATACTACGCGCAGCGGTAATGCGTTCTTCCGTTGTCTTTGCTTTTTCGAGTCCATCGAGTGTTTTATCCACTTCGTTTAAGTAATCGTTTAGTTTCTTCTCTTCCCAAACCTTGGCTAGCTTCTCTATCGCTGCCCAGATGCGCGGAATTGCCCCTAGGAACGCAAGCAATGAACTCATGGCAGCTTACCCCTTAACTTTAGGTATAAGAACCGTATAACCGATGCTAGAGCTTGATAGACTGCGTTAGTCTTAATAGCTTGGATGCTCCCTAGCGCTTCACTTACGATAAATAAGATCCACGCCAAGGAAGCCCCTGTCGGTGAGGCAAAGAAGCTTAGTGCGTTCTTGATGAGTTCTATTGCCTCCACCATAACACTATTCCTTCTTTGCTAACGCAGCTTCGATCACATCTGCAGCACCCAAGAGACCCCCGCGGACAAAAGCAGCCGTCTCTTCTTTTGCTTCAGCTGGGAGCTGGTCAAGTCCGCCGATAGCCTTTGTGAGGCTACCGAATGCTTGAGCAGCGATCACAGGCAAGTCCTGTCCAGGCTGGAACCCATCAGCTAGTGCTAGCTTTGCAGCTTTCACAATCTCAGCTAGACCGTCCCATAGTTCACTGAATTCCTTGGTCACTTCTACTTGTTTCACTAGTTTATCCATTTTAATCCTCCTTGTGGATTAAAACTACCCTAGGGCCTATGCCTTCTTTTTCAAAGTCTTCATTTCAAAATGAAGGTAGTCCTTAAACTCGCCACCCCACCGAATCCTTGCTTTCGTTTCAGGCTTTAAATTCTCAAAGATAATATGAGCCCAGTCACTATAGAACCTTGCTCTACCGGGAGATGATAAAAAGAAGATGTCAATTGCCTGACTCTGGGGAACCTTGTTCTCGTCTATGATATTGTGTTTTGAGTTTGGCCATCTCACCTTGCTCTTGCCTTCATTAAAGAACTGCTCTTGCTCGTTCTTTCCACGCCAACCCCACGAGATATGCACATCTTTTTCGATGGCTCGCATCTCGTGGTAAAGCACGTTCATGAATGGATGACAGCCCTCTAGCTTTTTTTGACAAAGGGGGCAGCTATTCGCTCCTAACTGATGGGAAGTTTGAGCTTTGTACGATGAGCTTCCTTGCTCCATGCTGCCCCCTGAGCCTCAAATCCTTGATGGCTCGTTTAATAAATTCTGTAGATTTCCACCTGGTACGTCAAGCCCCACCTGTGAGCCGAGTTCTTGCGGGTCTAATCCCGTCAAAGGCTTGCCAGTTGGTGGGCCAGCTGGCCCTCCTGGCATACCTGGCGTTGCTTCCTGCTTTGGCTGCATCGCTTGAAGTCTGTTCTCGTGGCGAGTGATATGCTCTAAGTGAAGTTGCTGAATCATGGGATGAACCCTAGACCATGATGGGCTTCTAACCACTTTGTAGTGTTCTGAAAGATGAATCTCGTCTAAATCCCGTGGACCAATTTCCACAAGCTCACCGTCATTGATCTTTTGAATCTCAATCTGCGCAGCCTGTTTACTGAGCTTCAAATCCTCAAAGGCTGGATCGGCATTGGTTAGTCCGATCATCTCAAGCGCCTTTTGTTTGTCGTCAATCAAGCCCATCTTCACAAGCTCACCGATAGATTCCTGACGGCTAGATGCTGTCCAACCTAGCGGATTTGTGTCCTCTAGGTAGATATCAAGTGGAGTAGGGACAAGGCCCCCATGGAATAGCTTAGAGCTCCCAAACCGATCAACCTTGATTGCTCGTGGGTCTTCCTCTGGAATGTATTGAGCAGCTCGAGCTAGAATCTTCTGAGCTACTTTTAAGATCACTCCATGGAATTGCTTAATGAACGGTAAGAATTGTGACCTGTCCTGTTCAAGTACTAGCTGAAGCGCGAGAGCTGTACGAATCTGGTTAGGAACCTCTCCCCTACTAGCTGAACTCATGCCCATCACTGAAGTAAGAGCATTTCTAACATCTGTCTTGTGCGCGTTAAGCTCTCCAAAGTTAAACTGCGGAACGACAAACTGTGGGGGTCCACCTGCCATGTCGTATCTGATAATCTCTCCTGGTCGATCAGAAAGGCTCTGTCCAGGGACTTTTGATTGATGGCTCGTGTAGACTCGTGGCCTTGCTACCAAGTTCCTAGCCTCAACGATCATTGAAGCAGCCTTGTCTAGCTGCTCTTGAAGATCCATTACCTGCTCGATGGATGCGATCCCGTAAAAGCTACTTGGTGGAATATCAAACCCTAAGTACTCAGTTGGAAACTCGCCATCATCGTAAATGAAGTCTGAAGCCTTAAACATTTGCTTACCTGTCCAGCAAATATAAAGTCCCTCTTCAAACCAAGGTGTTGGCTTATGGTAGTAGTGGTTTAATACAACCGCGTCTTCATCCACTCGCTCACTTCGAGAGTAACGCTGAGTTGGATTAAACATGATTGGGCTTGGAGCATCTGGCTGGATATCGCCATATTGAGCTTCAAGAGCTGATCTTGAAACAATCTCACTCCTGAAGTAGTCATACATATCAGACCACGAGTCGATACCAGGTCTAACTACTACTTTAAACGGATCATCAACTTTAATCTGGTAATCACCCTTGTAAATGCGCTTTGTCCTTGGTGCCTCATCAATCGAGTCAAGGCTTGATGCTTGTTCTTCTTCAACATCAACATCAATGTAACCACCTAGGTTAGGATTCCAATCAACAGTGATGAACCCTGGCCCAAAGATTGCCGTGTGCTTAACAAGCTTTCCATGGATCTCATCAATAGCAGTCTTTCTGCTAACGTACTTTAACCAGTTTTCACTCACTTCAGCATTCTGAACATCAGTGTTGTCAGTAGTATTCGGGAATACTCTGGCAATAGGCATATTCTGCACAAAGATGCTAACCATGCGCTGAATATTGTTGTTGGTATGGTTCTCTTTTAGACGCACTCGATAAGGCGCGCCTGCTCCGTGACCTACATCTCGAACGTAGTGATTGCCTCGATAGAACTCAAGATTCATGCGCCATTGTTGGTCATACTTCAGGCCTCGCTCTGCCTTCCAAGAGTCGTAGTACTTCGAGACACATTTCAGAAGATCCTCTTTGTAGACTTCAGGATCTTTTTTATACTTAACGTAAATATCTCTAAGGGAATCTTTTTTTTCACTCATAAACCGATCACTCCGTCGATTGCTTGACCATCCTCGATGCCACCTGTTCTAACCTTAAGCTCGTATTCTTTGACTAGGTAGCTTTGGCTTGTCCTTAGTTCATCCAAAGAAGCCTTAAGGCCCCTAATGTCGTTTCCTAGCTCAGTCGTGAGTGAGTGGGATTCCTTAATCTTTGTTTCAAGATCAGAAACAACAGATATCTGCACGTTTCTAGCAGTAATAAAAGAATCTTCAAGCTCACGAAACCTTTTGTTCCATTGAAGCTCTCTAATCTCTAAAACCGCGATCATGACTGCTATGGCAATGAGTGCTTCCATTAATCTTCTGACCCTTCCAGTAGTTTTTTCCTGCGCTTCAAAGTCTCATCTCTTTGGAGCTTCTTGATTCTGGGTCCCCACTTGGCGTTAGTCTCTTTGAAAAACTTCTCTGCCTCTGCTCGATCACGCATCTTCTGCGCCATACCTTTGGCATATCCAGTGAGCCCACCTGTAATAGACCCTTGCTTCTGGATGGCGTCAAGGATTGTTAGACCTGAGTCAGATACGTTTGCCGGCATCTCATCAGGAACCAGGCGAAGGATGGTGTTTATGTCCTGGTATCTTTGAAACTCAGGAGTATCAAAAATCTTAGCTAGAGACTTTTGATTCTTTACAAAAAACTTCCTTAACATTGCTCCACTATATCCAGTTTTATTTGCAGTATTTCTTGCAATGTCTTGAATATGCCCTGCAATGATCGCTTTAACCTTCTCTTTTCCAAGTAGAGAAACTGCTTCTGATGCCGAGTTAGAGTCTCTAAGAATGCTTTTTGCTACGTTCTCAGGAGTAAACATCTTAGATGCGTCAGATGCGCTTGATCTAAGAATCTTCCCGCCAATCACATCCTCAAGGGCTTCTCTATTTCCTTCATTAATTGCCCATTGTTTAAAAATATCCTTGACGTTTTTGACTCCAACATCATTTGCCGCAAGTTCCATTGCGTCTTTGATCTCTCGACGCACCTTTCTACATTTTTAAACTTATTGACTTGAGTGTAGTCAATACCTTGACGCAAGGATTCATTAAATCCTTGAAGCTCTCTAAATCGGTAAGTTGGTTTAGAGTTCAAATCTTTAATGTGGCTCTCTAAAAGAGAGTACTCTTCTCTTGATATCCCCTTGAATGAACTGAAATCAGAAAGCTCTAAGTCTAGTTTCTTATAGACTCTTCCATCTAGGCCCTTGATCTTTGTCATTACCTTTTTGACAAGTCCCTCGTGGCCTTGATTGATCACATCAGCAATTCGGCTCTTCATTGAGTTACCGCGAAGCAGTCCAATCTCAACCGTGTTAGCTGCTTCCTCAAAGGCTGGGGAAAGGCGGTTTCTTGTGTCTAGGTAATCTTTCCTAAATGCGTCAATCTCTCGAGCTGCATCGTCAGAGGCTGAACCACTTGAGCCTAGTTGCTTTGCAAGGTCATCTTGCTTTTGCATCAGCTCACGCTTCATCTGAAGTTCGTAATCACTTACAGCTACAGCACTAGGGCCTGGACCCTGGCGCATTCGCTTTACTTCCATTGCCCTAGCTGGGCTTGAGCCCATCTCGTAATGCAAACCTAGTGGCTTTGTCTCAAGGTCTGGCATCCGAGTCACTGCAGAAACTAATTCCTTTTGTCTTGGAAGGTCTTCCCCAGAAACTCCAAGTTTCTCCTGGCCGCGCTTGGTAGCCTTTCCAATCTCTTCAAGACTTGATGGCATATCACCAAGGTCAGATGCCCTTGCTGCTTCCTCTTGAAGCCTAGCAAGCTCTTCTTCAAAAGTTGGCTTCTTGGTTTCCTTAGCCCCAACTAAAGGCTCCTCAACCGTCCGTCCAGTTGTAGGAATATCTTGAGCAGCACCTTTTGGAGCTCCACCTGGCCCCTGTGGCCCTGGCTTGGGCTGGGGACCCCCACTTGCTGCCTGTGGCCCTTCCCCTGGGGTTGGCCCTCTTCGGCGCATTGTGCTAATCTCTGTGGGCTCGATGCCCTCGATTAGCGGCCTACCTGGCGGGCTGTACCTTGCGCTAAATTGCCCTTCTCGTGGTTCTGAGAAGGTCTGGTACATTTCCTCAGCTTGCATCCTTCCAGGCCCACCTTGGCCCACCCTAGAAGCTCCTGCTTCCTCTCGTGCTAGTTGTTCAGCAAACGCCCTTGCATCTGCCTCCGACATTCTAGCTGCAGCCCTATCCCCTAGGCGCTTTGCTATGATGCCACCTAGTCCACCAAGAGCCGCACCACCAGCCGCACCGATAGCAGCTCGATTGAGCCGCCTGTCCATCATGTCGCCGCCTTCAGTGACAGGATTATATAGAAACCCCTGGACGCCACCCGTAACACCAGCCGTGAGAGCGCCACGAGTTGCGGCCCCGAGTAATCCCTTACCTGCTTTAACTGCCTTAGAGGCTACCGCAAGCCCTGGAATACCAGGAGTGAACATCCCACCGATAAACTCACCAGCCCCAGCACTCCATGGGTTTTCTTCCCTCTGCGCCTCGATCTCTTTGTTAAGCTCCTCAAGGCTCTTACCTGTAAGTGCTGCTTCGAGTAATGGATAATCAAGCGTAGGACCTCTACCAAGCCCAGACACAAAAGATCCAAGAGCACTGCCAGCTAACTCTTTTCTCTCACCTTGGCGCTTCTGAGCTTCAAGGTCTTCAAGGAATCTCTTGGCCTCTTGGTATTCCTGCTCTTCTTGTGGGCTTAATGGTGAGTCATCGTATTGATTAGCCATTACCTAGCGCCTCTTTTCATCTGCCTCACAGAATTAATCACACTTCTCTTTTGAACTGGGCTTGACTGGTCTAGTCCCTGATAGTTTGCCCACGGGAATGCTTGCTTTAGCCTACCCATTAAAGCTGGATCTTGGCTCCCGTAAGTTTGGGCATAGTTTTCCATAGTTAATTTGTGGGCATTGAACAAGGCTCCGAGTCGAGCAAGCACTGCCTCATTCGAGCTGAATTGGCCTTGACCAAACATCTGTTTAATATTTGATGCCTCTTGCTCGCTTTGAGCAGCACCAAGAAGGTCATGCCGAATCTTGCCAAAGACTCCCTCGATGGCTCCTCTTAGTCTCACTGCCTTATTGCGCTCAGTTTGATTTAGACCTGCATCGCTTAACCACTTAGCCCACGAGTCATTCGAGAGATAAATTGGAATATTACCTAGCTTTGCAGCTACTTCTTTATTCATCTCAGGATTCTCAGAAAGTTTTGATACTGAGAATCCAGGACCAATAGCTTCCCCAAGAGATTTCCAGTTTCTAAGCTCACCCACATGAGGCTGGATAGCTTTGCCGAACTCTTTGAAGGCAGTCTCTTTTTCCTGTTGCTTTGAGCGAATCATTTTAGCGCGCTCAAGAGCAAGCTCCGCTCCTTTTATGTCCCCTGCTTGCATGAGCTTTGCCCATTCCAAAACAGCATCTTGAGCGTCTTTTGATAGATTTCTAACTGTATCTTGAGTTTTACCAAGTAGATCAAGATAGGGCTTTTTCAACTCCTCTCTACTTTTAACATTCTCTTGCTTCATCTTCATTGCCGATAAGATGGCCTTAATCTCTGGCGTATCATCAATAACGCGCTCTCTTCGCTTGATTGCGTCTGCTTTTGCATCAAGAGCGGACTTTGCAATCTGATATCCAGAATTTGGCACTTGGGACATTCCACCTGCAAAGCCACCACCAAGACCCAAAAGCATAGTTCCAACAGTATCTAGGGTATTAGGCTCTTTTCTCTGGTTCGCTCTGTCATAAGCGTCCATGAGTTTTTTCATCTGCGTTTCTCTGATTGTATCAAGAGCTTTTCCTTCATCTTCTGAAAAGTTAGCCTTACCTTGAAGTTCAATCATTTGATTCATGATTCTATCGTAAGACTCTTGAGCCTTACCAGCATTTGCAGTCAATGCTTGAACCGCTGGATTGGCGGCTCTAATAAATGGCTTCGGCAAAAACCTAGCGCCCTCAAGTTGTGCTGGGACCCTATCGGTAGACATGACTTCATTTTCTGGCTTGATGAGGCGATCAAGTGCAGCAACCTTAGTCCCGACAAGCTCACCGTTTTCGTCCGTTTCCATCGGAGGAAGGGATAGAAAATCACCATCATCTAGGTCACCAAGTAATTTCTTGCGTCTGTCGAGTTGTGCCATTTTATCCCCTTAGTACCTGCGTCTTGGAAATGATGAGCCGAATGTCGGCATTGTAAAATTCTCTTCAGTGTAAGGCGTAGCAGAAGCTACTTCTGGGCTCTGGTATCTAGCAGCTCTCCCGATGGCTCCACCAATTGCACCTGCAGCAGTGCCGCCAGCAGGACCACCTGCAGCAGCGCCAGCTGCTTGAACCACTCCGCCAAGCACATTGCCCCAGAATTGTTCATACCTAAGTTGTTGCTCTCTTCTTAGCTTGTCTGCATCTCCGATGAGCTTCATGCCTAGATCAATGTCGCCTGTCTCAATAGCTCCCCTGGCTTGCTTGAGCATATTGTCATGAGCAATTTGAGAATCTAAGAATTGTTGTTTTGCTTGAGCTGCTCTATCAGCAAGCTGCTCTTTTCTAGCTCGCTCTTGCTCCATGTAACCAAACTTTTGCTGTCTCACGTTTTGGTTAAGCTCTTGCTGTCTTTGTCCAAGTCCAGCTAGTTGAGTCCCGAGTCGGTCATAAACATCAGCAATACTTCCTACGTTTTGGAAACCCCCACGAGTCCCAGTTGCAGCTTGCCGATTCACCACGTTAGCAGCCTGTGAAGCAGCCCCAGCACTGATTAGGTTCTGATCACGTTGGAAGCGTGTATCGGTAGCAAGAGGCCCCTCGTGGACTTGCTTGTCAAAATAGCTTGTGTCCGTAGGCTTTGCAGACTCTTGCTGCCAAGCTGCAATCCTGTTGCTTACATCAGAAGTCATTTCAGGACCACGAGTTGGAAGATTAGCAAGAGCAGCTCTTCGTCTATTCTCTTTTTCAATCTGCAAAGCTTGCTCTGGGTCGTCCCATGTCTGAGTGTCTTTTTTGATCCCTTCGCCTATAAAATGAGGCGCTGTAAAAAGTGCTAATGGACCAGTCAAAAGAGTTTGTCCGATACCCTCGAGAGTTCCGCCGCCAAATTGATACTGGCTCTTTTTCTTTCGCTCTGGGTTGTATCGTTCGTAATTGTATTCGTTAGCCATAAATCCCCCTAGTAAAGAAAAAAGCTCACATTACAGGCTGAACCTGCTTTTATATAAATTTTAGATGCTTCAGGCGCTTTTGTGAATTCAAGAGTAGTAATCTTGTTTGGATAGGTCAAAATTGGCACAAGTGCTTTTGGAATCCTACCTAGATTATGCTCGATAACCGTTTCAGAAGTATCAACAAACGACGACATGGTCAGGATATCCAAGTTGTCATCAAAGCCAATCTTCTTCTGACTCCATTCAACAATTTGGCGAAAGAAGGTTCGAGTGTCATTACCTCCGAAGTCAAAGAGCCTCATGAGTAATTTCCTCGATTCCTAATCACATCATAAAGCTGCTCAATGCCTTGAAGGTTAAAGTCTTGATTTATCGTAGAATTAGAAAACTTATAGGAAATAGACCTAAACTTGCGCCTAGCAATTGCCACGTTCTTAGGTGTAGCAGAAGCGCCAAAGCCCCAAGTAAATGAGCCCCAAGCTAGATCGCCCCATAGGTCAGTTGATCCAGTTGATAGCGTCTGGAGATCGCCATAGGTAGCTATCCAGTCATAAGCAGTTTGAACGTCAATGCTCACGCTAGATGCTAAGGCGTTAATAATGATTGATGGCTTACTCACCTTCTTCACAATTGAGGGACTTCCAAGGTGAATAAAGTTAGTGGTGTAATATGCACTTATCGCCTTAGATCCAATGATTGATATTGTCCCAGTGCCTTGAGACGTCAAATCAATGGCAGTTCCAAGGCCAGCATCAACAGCTGTTAATGCAATCTTAATGACTGTTGGTGAAATAGCTATTATGTAATAAACATTATTGGCAGTCAATCCCACTGGTACAGTTCCAGTGCTGCGAATCTTTACTGTGTCACCTGTTGTGTACTCTAGGCCTGTTGTAATAGTATTTGCGCCAACATCAACTGAGCTTGGTTCAATGAACTCATATTTGATGTCTTGATAATCTGAAGCAATGTTGTTTACTCGCTCACTGCCTGTAATGCCGTCATAAGTTCCAAACAAGAACCTATCGTCATCATAAAACATGCACTTTATGTCTATTCCACTTAACCTAAACCATCCAACTTGAGTCCCATTGTCTTCTCTTGTGTCAAAGATATAGGTTTTTCTCTCGTTTGATGGACCAAGAACAGCGTAATAAAAGCCTTCTTTTTTATGATGGATAGCAACAGCTGATTGTTTGCTGGATAGTGAATAAAGATTAATCTCGGGCTCAATTGGTTCACCTAGTCTATTAGGTTCATTACCATTTGATGCATAAAAGCCTTGGCTAGATAGAAAGATCAGATAGGTTTTTGACGCCTCACCAATGATGACTGCGCTCTTAGGTGCTACACAACCAATCCCATTTGTCTCAATACGCCTAAAGCTAAAGCGATTGTTTCCTGTATCGTCTGGGCCTATCCCAACAAAGGCTGCAATCTTTGTGTCCTTAAGAACAAACAAAGACTCTCTAAAGCTGATGCAGGTTCTAATCTCATCCTCATCACCAACCCCAAAGCCATAGACAAAAGCCTCTTGAACAGCTTGTTCATCTGGCCATGAATGAGGATTTGTTACCTTAGAGCAGTAAACTCTATCATCTTTCCATCCAATTAATCGGCCATAGTGAGCAGTAATCCCAACAAGCCCAGTTGGAGCAGTCTTGTTGAGTGCAATTCCAAGCTCTGAATAAAGCTGATTTTGAGTGTCACTAATTGCCGCGGTAGCAATTACTTCTGAGCCAAGACCTGCCCAAGTATGAGCTGCAACAAGCCTAAAATTAACAGGAATTCCTGTATTCTTTGAGTATATCCTAACCGTATTTCCAGGCTGAATTCCAAACGGTCCAGCTGCGGCATAGATTGTAATTGATGCTGCAGAGCCAATGTTAACCAGTAGTGTAGAGCAAGCTGGGCTTTCACCAAGCCCATTATCTACAGTGTAAGTATAGTCAAACCCAGTTCCACCTGATCCAGCTGCAGGATTAGTTGGGCGCTCATAAATAGAGCTATCTCTAATGGCTGATCCATCAAAATACCTAAGCCCATTTGTGCCATCCACAAAGAACAGCTTGTCATCAAGGACCGCGGTCCAAATGGTCGCTGGAGCTGCTATGGCTGGGCTAGGGCTTATTGTGCTGACTGCTCCAGTAAGAGAGGTTGAATACTGGAAAGAGCCTCCAGCAAAGCGATAGTAGTACTTAGTTGTTCCAAGCCTAGCGCTTCCAACATCATCTACTTGAGTTGAGCTAGTGTAGTCTTGGTCAAACATGATTGCAGCGCCCTTGCGCTTTGATGCAATCCCATCCCCACCCTGATAGACGTTCTCACAATCAATAGAAGAGCCATCAGGCACATCCGTTGGATTAACCTTAAGCTGCAAGCCATTGAAACGCTTTACGCGCCATTGTCTCCAGCTATAGGCCATAAATCCACTTATCCTGCACGTCTGTCATGGTCATTGTCTCTGCAGACTGATCTCTAAACTCAATTGTCTCTAGTAGGTTCTCTAGCTCTAGCTTGAATATTTCTAGGTTCTCTCTCCAGATGCCCTCACCTGATATTCTTAGGGCCTGGATTGATGCGTATTCGGCAACCAATTCATGGTAGGGAGAAGGAAGGCTTGGCTCATCTGTATCTGAGCTCATATCAGTGGCCATGGGGACAAACCACAACCGAACTGTAAACGCTTCTCTTGGAATAGGCCTTAAATGTATTTGGTTTCCTGCTATAAAGTAGGAAAAGTAGGGCGAGTAGCCTGGCCTAACAGGGAAGTAATCGTTTACATGGTCATTGTTTGAATTTGTCCGCTCAATCCTTCTCCAATCGTTATCACTTGTTGAATTAACGTCTCTATGCTCTACGCGGACAACCTTAAGCATGGTTGCAGGTAGGCTATAGCTTTGAGTCTCAGCTACAGAATCGAATAAACCGCCATTTAATGCGGTGCCTTTAACAATGAAATAATCCTCAAATCTTTGAGCAATCTTTCCATAGATAAAGCGGTGCGCCTGGTTCACAAACCCATTGAATTGAGCGTTAGACAGGAATCCTGTCGCTTGCTCATCAGATTTGACGCGTGCTGAGTCTCTAATCTGGCCTAAATTCATGCCATCATCCCATCAGACCCTTCACCGCGCATGCGCTTAAGAAGCCTGACTTCTTCTGGAGTGAGCATCATTTGAGTTAGGTCTGTTCTCTTCTCTTGGTCTTCACCTTCTCCACCTGCCTCAATCTCAATCTCTGTCTCTGGGCCTTCTGCGCCTTCTTCCATCATCATTTCTTTTTTCATCTTACCCATTGGGTCTTCTTCGCCCATCATGCCTTTGTGCATGCCAGACTTTTTGACGCTAATAGAAAAAGAAGGCTTATCCTTCATCAGAGATGCTAGTGCTTTCTTCTTGAGTCCTGCTTTTGCCATCATAATTTTATGACCTTTCTTTTGTTTAAATTTAAAAAATTTCTGAAATAAAGATTCTTACGTTTTCGATAGTAAGAGAACACCCAGCCGAAACAGAAGCATAAAGCTCAAAGGTATGGCTACCTGGAGCAAGGCCCCTTGCTAAAGCAAAGAAGGAAGAACAAGGAAGAACAACTAGAGACGCTATTCCAAGACCGTGATCAGTAGCGCCTCCAAAGTAGTGATCAGAAACAGTTGATCCATCTACTTTTAGAGTTATTTGCCCAGAGCTTATTGAGGCAGAAGTCCCAGTGCCCAAGCTAAATTTAACAAATGCTGGAGAACCGCCATTTGACTCTAGCCCAAAGAACACCTGCCTACCATAAATTGAAGTAGTCATTGATAGGACAAGAGCTGGAGTTGCAGAGCTTGTGGTATATGTACCAGTTCCTCCAGTTTGATTGAAGTTAACCCCAGCTAGCTTTGCAGCTGTTACATTTGCGTCAGCTATTTTTGCAGTGGTTACGTTTGAATCAGCGATCTTTGTAGTGGTGACTGCATTAGCTGCAATCTTGCCCTCTGTGACATTTGCGTCAGCTATTTTAGTAGTGGTTACAGCGCTAGTAGCAATCTTAGCTTCTGTAACATTTCCATCTGTAATCTTGATGGTTGTAACTGCATTAGTTGCAAGCTTGGATGATCCGACTGCTCCATCTAGAATTCCTGCGCTTGGGATTTGTACCCCATTACCAGATGAATGATCATGGTCATCAATGGCATTAAATGAGTCTGAGATGCTTGTGGGATAGTCTGTATCATTAACAGATGGGACTGAAAGCCCCATGTTAGCTGTAGTAGTCGCCATGCTTTAAAGTCCTCTTTAACGCCGCGCCTATTGGTTAGCTGCGCTTCTAGTTTAGAATGATTTACTATAACTGTCTACTGCTCTAGAGCTCTAAAAACTTCTTCCATATTTGTTTCTTTTTTATCATCAGAGCATTTAGTTGCCATAAACTGAAGCACTGCAACGGTCTTTTCTAAAAGAAACACCTTCTTTGAGATATCAGACAATGAGTCAATTTTTTGATTCAAGTGTTCTATGTCCTTCCTAAAATCCCTCATGGCATTCCAGGACTCATCAATCTTGATAGTCAGTGAGCGGATAAACCAAATATTTAGGCTAAACAGAGCGGCAATGATTGCCGTTGAAGCCTGCAGTAGATTGACGCTCTCGTTTGGCATAAACCCTCATTAAATCCTAACCAGAGTTTTGCCGCCTTCAACTTGTCTTGCAAGTGATACGATCATTTCTCCAACAGAATAAGGCACTGTGTCATTGCGTCCGTTGTAGTAATTGAACGCATGGTCAAACCCGATCTTGTGCATCCACTCGTGAGCTAGGTTTCCAGCGATCTCAACAGCGTCTACATCAGAGCTATTGATAAACCATGAGCTAATCCATTGCATAGGCGTATGGGGATTAGTCCAGCCAATGACTCCACGGCTACCAGTTGCTACTGTAACGCTGATATCAGCTTCCTGATCACTCTCAGGGCTTAGGGACTCACCGCCTGACATGATGGCCATATAGACAGCCTCATTGCTTAGGTTAGTCTCCCTAAACCCAATGACTTCTCTACTTGTCCATTTCTTCCACCAAAGCCTACCAGTGTAAGAGGACTCAGCGTGCTTGTAAGAGAGAACCTTTTGACGAAACTCTATTGAGTTTACTGCAATTTCAAAAAGCTCCCTTGCTCGAATCAATTTAGCCTTCTGGGCTGGGCTTGGCTCTGATCCAAATTTAAGGCTGATCTTAAGCGGCATTTTATCTCCTTGCAGTGCAAACCCATTCTTTTGGCGCTTCGCAATCCTTGCACAATACGGGCTCGCAATCCTTTACTAGAACCCGCATCGTGCAGCTTGATGCGATTGATGCGAGTACAACTAATATTGCTAGTTTCATGCGTAATATTCTTCCACAACAATTTGGCCATCGCCACCATCACCCCCATTCGCCGTACCGGAACCCCCACCCGCTGTACCACCTAAACCCTTTGCGCCTACAGTAATGCTATAACTTGCACTAGGGGTTGGGATAATGGCCTCAATAAATGCGCCCGCGCCGCCGCCAGCGCCCACTAAAAAATTACCAGCCGAATTACCACCAGCCCCACCGCCCCCACTACCGCTGTTTGCCGCAGCACTTCTTCCAGGTATGTCCCCGACATTAGCAGATGTGCCACCGCCACCGCCACCTAGTGCAGAATTGCCGCCACATCCCGCGACCCACCATGCCCCTGTTGCAAATAGCGAGTTGCCTTGACCGCTACCGCCGCTTACCGCGATAACTGGGATAGCTGGTGCGTTAACTGTAGCATTCCCACCTAGACCACCACTAATTTGAGTTCCAAGTGTGCCAGCCACACCCGCGCCGCCAGTGCATGTTAGTAGGCTGGTGCCAAATGAAGTTGTGCCGCCATTCCCGCTTGTCCCGCCGCTACTTGTTGATGCTGAAGGACCGCCGCCGCCGCCAGCGCCCACTAATTTTACCTTAATATATTTTACATTAATTGGGGTTGTATATGTAAAGGAACCAGCCGTTAAAAATCTTTGAACAGTAGGTGTGGGACTAACTATCCCATAAGTCGCTGTAGGTGCCCCTGTTCCTGCTGAGTTAGTGATTGTATCGACTCTGATTTCGCTCATAATTTCCCCTTATAAAACTTTTACAATTCCTGTTCCGTTTACTGTTAGTGTCCCATCTACTGTGAGCACATCAACCGATACCAACTGAGACCCAGTTGAGACCGTGTAGGTGTCTCCTGTGTCAATCGTGAGATATGGAACAAAAAGACTTGTCCCTGTCGATACGGTTTTATTCCCGTTTGACAGGTTATCAGAAGTCATGCCGTAGGTAGTATCTGAACCAGTAGAAAACAGCGTCCAGTTGGTGGATAGTCCGTTATCTGTCTTTTTGTATATATTCCCTGTAGTCTCGTTTTGGTAAAGTGAACCCCTTACCGCATTGACAGCGCTTGAGCTTGGATCAAGTGTTCCTGAGATAAGAGAAGCTCCAGCACCTAGCTTGAGCTCCTTCTTTAGTGCTTTGACTGCACTACCTGAGAAGATTACAGCCGATCCCATAAAATAGCCCTCCGATGGCTAGTGCTACCCTTACGAGTAACAATTAATGTCGATCTCTCCAACGCTTGCCGTTGCGCTTACAGCTCTAATAGAAACTCGAGTTCCTGCGGGAATATTCACTGGAATGATACCATTCCCTCCTGGAGTAACCAGCAAGAGATCTACTTCTGAAGCTGCAGCACCTAAAGCAAGCTTAAGGGTTTCTCCTGAGGAGTCAAAGATCTCAAGTTGATTGATCTCAGAACCAGTTGAAGCAATGAGTTCCACATAAGCCGCAGTAGTTACGTTAACGCTCGAATAGTCATTCCGAACAAAGGTAACGACACTCCGCCCCTTTGCGTAGGATGGCACAGGATTGCTTGCAGATACCGCTGCAGTGCCAACACCTAGCATTGCAGCCACTCGAACTGTAGAGGCTCCTGGCGTGCCGTAATCAGTGTTTACTGTGGCTGGGAAGTTAGAAGCTGAAATGCTTCCATCAACCGTCAAAGATCCACCGTTATCACTAACAGGAATAGCGCCTTGGTCAGGTGCCACTGTAACGCTTAAAGATGCGGCTACCGCATGGGCCCCGAGTGTAGCTGGAAGCTTGGCTGATGCTGCGGCAAGCGTAGCTTCTGTTGCTGCCCCTGTTGGGAGAGGAAGACTTGCTGCGCTTACAGGTAGTGTAGACTGATCGGACGCAATGACAACAGGTGCACTTCCTGCCATTGCAGCTTGACCAAGAGCGCCAAACTTTCCGTTAAGCGCAGAAAGCGTCGCTTGCGTCGCAAGAGTAGACAATTGATCCACTTGAACTTGCCCAGTTGCATTTACTGCAACAGCTCGAAGGGTCCCGCCATCCGTACCGCCGACCATTGTCGCTTCAGCTGGGATTGCTGCGCCAGGAGCTGCGTTACTTGTACTTGTGGAGCTAACTAGGATTGCCGCAGTATTTGCGACATGAACATCTAAAGAATTTTTTGAGCCGTTTAGCGTACCTGTTGGCGCTCTGCCACCTAGGTTAGGTAGATGAATTCCCATGATTGAGGCCCTCCTTGAGCCTTTGCCTCCCCCTGGCGGGTATATTAGTTGAGGCGATTAAAAAAACTCTATTCCATAACTTTTACTTCTGCAAACAAGTCTGGGCATGACGCCATTAGTAGATCAAGCGTCAAAGGAGTAACTGTGGATGAGTCTAAAACTGGAATACGGACGCCTGAGAGGCTTGAGAACTCATTTAGCCACTCAACCACTAGCTCAGTACACATAAAAGCTTTCCGGCTTCCTAGAGGGTTTCTGATGCGTATGCCGACACGTCCTAGCATGAGCACTAGCCCAGCTCCTATTATCGCCCCGTAGTCATAGGCTCGATGCCGATACTTTTGGACAATGACATCTAGCGCGGTCTCGGCTTCTTTCTCGTATTTGATCACCTTGAACCGCTTGGTCTTTGGATAGTGAGCAAAGAAGTAACTCGACCACTCGGGGACCACTCCCGAGATGAATGCATGAACCATCCATTCCTCTTCGACTCCGCCATACCTAAGGGCCGTATGTGAGTAGGAGCCCTTAGTCGCCCACATGATGAGCCTTGAGAGTGGAGCGGTGCCTTGGGCGAGTACTACTTCCATCAAGTGCTCCGCTGGATGCCGACCGTTACAACAGCACCACATCGAACGCCCTGAGTAACAGCCGTTAAATTGAATCTAATAATCCATGTGTTGAAAAGTAGTTTTCCTACCACGTCACTAGACTCGGTTACACTCTCTGCGCCATCCATTTTTCGACCATGGATTGAGTTGCAAAATCTAAACAGGTTCACGTCAAAGTCATAAAGATTGTATCCGCCAGTCTGACCATAGTTTGGCGTCAACACATTGGCAGTCGAGTCATAATCAAAGAACCCAAGGTTACCAGCTACAGGCACAGGTACAGCCTTTAGAATCTGAGTGCTAGCATGCTTTGCCGTTAGGTCTATGCTCCATGCTCCAGTTCCAGGAGCAGCTGGCACAATCACGTTGTATGGGCCGCCAAGATTCACCTTGTTGAAGTCACCTGTGGTTTGAGTGAGTCCAGTTGTAGCAGGGGCCATTAGCATTGCAGAGCAATAATCATCAAGGCTAGCAGACTCCCAGATAACTCGCCCACCGATGCCGTACCAATGGCCTAGCATTTGAAAATCTACGCTTGGAGTATTGGCGTCTAAGATAAGCCTAGGTCCTGTCCCGTAAGAGCCGGTCGAGATATCATCACCGCGCCCCGTATTGCACACGGTGTATCCTGGCGGAATACGATTAACCGCGTTCAACCTTCTGTTATCCGTTGTCGATGGCGCTAGAATCTGATTTGCGCTTGGCTTGTAGTTCGCCTCGTAATCATCAAGATCAGTCGTGTCTGATGAGTCTTTTCTTAGTTCACAAGTGAGAATCAATACCCCATCCACTGCTATCAAATCATACTTATCAGCGTGCTCTATACCCTGTAGGCATTGCTTTCCTCGTCTATCTACAAAGGCTTTGATGATTGACCAATCGACTCTTTTTGCGTTCATTTGGTTTAGGTCTCCTTGGTCAAGATGATTAATCCAGCGTTGAACTTCTTCGCTCCACCTACCCTATAAAGATACCACCTGACAGATGTTGAGTAGCGCACAGGAAAGCCAGTAGGGCAAACCCACACAAAGCGGTCATGTTCCTCAAGGGATAAACCGAAATTACCTTCATTCGGTGAGATTGGAGAGCCCGCATCGTCAAGGTCGTAGGCAGTATCCGAGACAAGATCAGAAGTAAGAATCCCGTTAGCTCCAAAGATTTCTTCACCGTCAACTTGAAGCCTAATTCTCCAATTATTCTTATCTTCGTGGTTTATTAAACACGACGTAACAATACCTGACCCTAGATACTCATAGATCTTAGTCCACACCCCAGTGTTTATTGTAGTCCCGCGAGCAATACCGCCCGTGCTTGCGTTCATGTCATCGTATCTTAGCTTACTGCCAACTGATGGGATTGTTCCAGGCGAGGGTATAATTGTGACCTCCGCGTCTACCTTCATTCTGTCGCCGACATTTCCGATCAGTGTCCCATCAGAATCACCAACAATCCGGTATTCTTTCGGAAATATTCCCTTAATTAAGTCAGTACCTTCGGAGATAGATAGGTTTACACTCCCGTCATTTACTGTAAGCGTCCCAGCTCCGATGAGTGTAATTACATTACTTGAGGCAGCCCAAAGTAAGTAATCCTGCGGTGGGATTGTGTAGTTAGAACTTGCCGCAATCGTGACCCCAGTGTCAGCAACTGGTTGAGGCGATGCCGTGTTGTTTATTAAGATCTTACTCATGGAGTTGAGCTAACGCCAGTCACGCTATCGACTTTCGAGTAGGCGGCAGAAACCGTCATTGTGTATAAAAGAGTGTAAGTCACCTTGTCATGTTCGTAGATCCCAACCGTGCAAGTAGCTAGGTCCTCATTGGAAAATGTCATTTCAGTGAGCTTGCCTTGATAAAACGGGAAGGTAATGCCTGTGATGTTTGATGGGACCGATCCATTCTGAAGCCATGTACCAGACCCAGACGTTCCACTTCGAGTGAAAGCAAACCCTGGGCTTGCTGATGCGCCAGCAATATTCAACACCTCTTCAATTGCACTCTG